CCGATAACTGGAGCAGGATCGAGACTACTAAAATTAGTTGCATTTGCAGTAGGAACACTTCCTTTAATAGTAACAGAAGTTCCAGAAGATCCTTGTATTCCTAGACCCTGAGTTCCTTGAGTTCCTTGGATTCCCTGAACACCTTGAGAACCAGTAGTTCCTTGAGTTCCTTGGATTCCCTGAACACCTTGAGAACCAGTAGTTCCTTGAGTTCCTTGGATTCCTTGAACACCTTGAGAACCAGTAGTTCCTTGAGTTCCCTGTGAACCTTGAGTTCCTTGTGTTCCCTGTGAGCCTTGAGTTCCCTGTGTCCCCTGAGTCCCCTGAGTCCCCTGAGTTCCTTGAGAACCAGTTAGACCACGAACGCCAGCAAGACCCTGTGTTCCTTGAATCCCATCATTACCTTGACTTCCCTGTAATCCTTGTGTTCCCTGAGTTCCTTGAGAACCCTGAGTTCCCTGTGAACCAGCTAGACCACGAACACCAACAAGACCCTGTGTTCCCTGTGTCCCATTTAAACCATTTATTCCAGAAAATCCTCTTGTTCCTTGGGCACCTTGTGCTCCTCCTCCACTACCACTTCCTCCTGAGGTTTCCTGGATGGAATTTGCAATATCGGCTAGGTATTCTGAAACAGTATTGAAATTATGATCGAAAACGTTTGCTGGGTTATTTCCTGCAGGAAGATCACCAATGACTATTGGTACAGGAAATTGTGTGCTTGTATATGTCATTTAGTTTCCTTGAATCTTTATCTTATATTTATTAGATTAACTTTCACTAATATACAGATAAGTGTCAAAATTTGCAGGTGCAGAAATCAAATAATTTGATGCACCCCCCAAGAATGGGCTTGTTGGAGTAACTACAACTGGTGTTTGCTGAACTTTGATTAATGTAATTGGTGCCACAGTTGGAACCCACGTAACATTACCAATATTTGTTATAGTTTGAATTCTACTGACATCAGTGAATGCTGTGGTTTTTGTTGTTGTGTCAATCAATAATTTGGTTTGACTGACTACAATCGGCAATGGTTCTGTTGGTACAGTTATATTGCTTGCTGTTGGATCATAAAGATTTAAACCAACAACTCTGAAGTCTGAAACATATCCTTGGAAATAATAATTTGGAGGTGGTCCCGTACCATCAGCACCAAAATCAGTGGAAGGATCTGAGTAGTTGTTACTATCAGTTTGAACACCAACTCCAGTACCATTTATGAATACATTTTCATTTCCACTAGAGTCTCTTACAATTGCAATATGATACCAAGTGTCATCAGTTAAGGAAACGCTGAAATGTTGCTGACTTGCTGGTTTTCCGACATAAACTCCATTTGTTGCAATGTACCAATAAAGAGAATTGGTATTAGATCCACCCTCTATATTTGGAATAGTCTCAAGATTTTCTGGATAAAACCAACCTTCAACAGTAAATGCGCCAGTTCCAAGAGTAATACCTGGAGAAAAAGTTAAATAGTTTGATCCATTGAAATGAAGTAGACCATCTGATCCAGGATTAGATGGTGCGGATAGAGCAGGAACTTGTTGATCAAAAATAGAAGGTGGGATCGAAGAAATTGTATAAGAAGTATTTGACATTATCCAGTTATTTGAACCCAAATCAATAACTTGTCCATTTGATGGAATAAGAGCGGTGACTGCCACTAAATTGCCATAATTAGTATTTGATGAGTCAGTACCACCGCTAGAATATGTGTTCTGCCGACAAAAACCACTTATGGAAAGAGTATTATTGTCTACAATTTGAATATCTTTGTGTCCAAAATTGTACCACTGTGACATTTGATTCTGATCAGATCCAATCTTATTTTGCCAAACAAAATTTCCATTAGAGTCTAATTTATAGATTAACCAGACTGGGTTATACCCACCAGCATAGATCTCCCCAGTTAAATATAAATTGCTCTCTGAATCTGTTGTTGAAGTATATGCATAGTATGCATTAGAAGATGTTGGATCACTAATTTGTTTTCCATAAATAAAATTGCCATTAGAATCGTATTTGATGATACATGTGTTACTATCAAAAACAGCAATATTATATACATTTCCAGATAAATCAGCAGTTGTGGAAAGTGATTCAGTTGATGGATTATATGAAACACCAGAAGGGTTAGTTATATCTGTTCCGAATATTTTTTGCCAAGATATAGATCCATCTGCTGAATTTAACTTAGCAGTATACAAATATGACGCACCTGTATTTCCGTTATAAAGTGTGAAAGTTACATATAAACTATTTCCTGATGCAATAATATCAGGAGGATTCCCAAATGATAAAGAAGAGTAGATTATGCCTTCGCTTGATTCTCCAGTTCCAGGAAAGGTATCTGTAGTATCTATATTAAATCGAATTTTCCAAATAACATTACCATTTGAATCTAATGCGATTATGGTTGGTGTGTATGATGAGTTTCCATAATCTGGCCAACCTATAGAATAGGTGTTCCCTCCAGCATCTACTGTTGTGTCATAAAAACAAAATCCAGTTTCTTCTACAGGATCTGATACTTGATTTTGCCAAATAATATTTGCTTGTTTATCTAATTTTGCAATATAAGCACCACCATTAGTCCCAGTTATAGAAATAGTGGCATTACCACTAGAATCTATAACTAATCCTTCTCCTTCTGCATATGAATTTGTATTCTCTGTTAGAGTCCATTGATTTGCAACTGTTCCATCAAAATTATATTTGACATAAAGAACTTGACCATTACCACTTCCATTATAAAAGTTACCACCAAGAAGATAGATATTTTTATTCGCATCACTAGTGAGAGCAGCACCGAAATCGATATTTGCATTAACCACAAGATCGCCAATTTCAGCGATCCAATATTGGTGGAATTTAATGGTTTTGAAAGTTGGGACTGGAATATTTAATCCAGCAGAATTGAAAGAAAATCTAGGAACTCTAAGGTGGTTTTGTTGATATTCTGCTGCAAGAGAACCTGGGTATGTTATACTGATTCCATTCGATGACATGAAAAATCCCCAAACAAGAGTCTGTTAATTACTCTTATTTAGGGATTTAGATTAAAAGAGAACTAAGTTCTCTTGGGGATCATTTAGGGTTCTTTTTCAACCATTCTATAACAGTTTCAGGATTAGAAACCTGGTATGGATCACCTTCTACATTATGATCTTTACCAGCTTCCTCAAACATCTGCTCAACTCGACCATTTCTCACAACCATCGCATAACGCCAGCTGCGAACCCCAAATCCCAGATTATCCTTCTTAACAAGCATTCCCATCTTCTTGGTGAAGAGACCGCTGCCATCAGGAATCATCTGAACGTTATTTACACACTGGGATTTACCCCATTGATTCATAACGAAAGCGTCATTAACGCTCAAACAATAAATTGCCTTAATTCCATATTTCTGAAATTCAGGAAAGAGCTCTTCATACTTAGGCAATTGTAATGTTGAGCATGTTGGTGTGAATGCGCCAGGAAGCGCGAACAATACACTACGCTTGCGCTTAAACAAATCACCAGACTTTACATCCTGCCAACGAAATGGATTGGCACCACCAACAGACTCATCACGAACGCGAGTCTTAAAAATAACATTGCTAGGAACTCTCTTACCAATATAATCACTCATCATTATCTCCTTTAGTTATTGGATGCCCAAAGGGCAAATAGTCAATATCATCATATTTTTCTTCATCGCACCAATTGTAATTCTGTTCTTCGGCATGGGTCTTACAAAGAGTACGAACCCATCCACCGCCGACTAGTTTACCAGGACTGCCGCAAACTTCACAAGTCACAGCAGACATTGATTCTGCCATAGATTTCAGACCATCGATGAAGCGATCTCCACCATCATAATAAAAACGAAGCGTTCCAAACTTCTCTTTAACTTGGACTGCAACTATTTGAGAAATCTCTTCTCGAACATCACGATATTGTTTATTTTTTATATCTTCCTGCACATATTTTTCAATATGATCCTTATCGCCAAAAAGTTTTGTATAATAATCTCGCAGGACATCTACATTACCATTAATAGCTTGTTCTAGTGCAGTATTGAATACAATAGTTTTTTGTCGATCTCTATTTCCTTGATCAATATGCCACTGAGCCTGACGACAAAATTGATCAATGATATTAAACCAACCATCACTACAATCAAACCCCCAGCACATAGCTGTAGACATCATGTCTCCATGGCGATTCACAAATATCCTTGGATATTTCTTACAAAGAAGTTCATCCAGTTCTTTTCTCATAATCAGATCACCTTAACAACTCTATGTACACCCCACACATTTCCTGCTTTCGCAGCTTCTTCTTTGCTGCTATAGGTTTGAGGATTGCCGCTGGCCATGTCAGTGACCCAGAGCCAATCAGTTAAATCTTCATCTAATGGAACTTTAATTCCATATCTATCGCCTGTTGGTTTTTCTTCAACAATTTTTTCTTTATTTTGTGTACTTACTTTAGTAATTTCATTGCGTAATGTTTCCAACTCATCGCGGAGTTTCTTGACTTCATTTTCAACATTACTCAATCGTTCAAGTGGTTCCATTTTCTTTTTCCTTCCTAACCAATTCAATCTCTTTATGATCAGCTTCAATTCCCTTAATGATGTAATTATGAATATCCATGTATCCACAATCCATCCCTGTGCTATAGGCATCAGGACCAAATTTAAATACATCATATATGACACCACGATAACTTCGACGTTCTTCAATATCACCTTTATGTATGCGTTTACATACAGAATAGAAAGCCATCAAACGTTCATTATATGAAAGACTCGACCACCAATCATTGCATCCTTTCTCATAATCCTTAGAATTTTCTATTAAAGATTCACTCAGGCTATCGAGTGCCTTTAACAGTGCTTTTTGTTTTTCATTTACATCAAAATATTCTCGGGATTTTGTAGTGAAATCTTCCACACCTTTTGGCAAATGTTCATAGTCTTCTTCAGGAACAAGTTCAAAATTAATTGTTTCGTATTTTTTCATATAATACCTATAAATTGGTGCGACCAGCAGGGATCGAACCTGCAACCTAAGAATTATGAGTTCTCTGCTCTACCTTTGAGCTATAGTCGCACTTAGAGCTAAAGACCCTGTTCTGTTACTCTGATATATTTTCCCAATAATGCTTCAACACAATACTGACACAAATCAATTTCAATTATAGTTAAGTCACCAAAAGTTTGATTGCCGTAACCGCAGGTATCTTCCCAAGAAAGAAACTCTTGCATTTCATATGGATCATAATAATCCACTTTGCAACAGTCGCAAGTGATAGAAGCTAATTGCTGTTTTACTTCGATTATTTGTGCGTACTTTTTCATAATTTTTAAAAGCTAATTCTAATTCCAATAGCATAGTTATGAGCAACAACAAATCCCTTAATTGCCAAAGAACCATATTCCCAATTTCTAACAAACTCTGGAGAATATTTAGATTGTATGTAACTTGTGGCTAATGCATGACTCAATCCAAAAGCAACTCCTGCTTCAATTGCCTCTTTTTTTGAAGGATGATAACTTAGAAGAGGATTTAACTCATGAAAGTTTCTGTTTTTTGAAATTTCTATTGTCTGTAAAGTATCGATGACATTTAATCCTTGAAATGCATATTCAAGAGTAGGAAGTTCCTCAGCTCTACATGCAAAAGAAATTAAAAATAAAATAACAAATAAAATCTTTTTCATAAATTAAATATCGTTTATCCCAAGTATGCATTCATTACTGTTTCGTCTTCAATTATAAGATTGAATCTTTTGAAGTCGATGTTTTTAAAGTGCGAGACTTTGCACCCATCTCGGCTAATAACTTGCCATGTATAGTTATTGTCCGAGATGGATTTCTTCGCTGTAATCTCATCCATTCCAATTAATTGTTGTGGATGGTGTAACATATCAGATTTTTGCAAAGTTCTCGACCACAAACACTTACTTCGTTACTGTGGGGAGACAATCTTTCTTGGCAGGAGTTGCCTTTCGGGCAAGTTTCTTTGGGGCAACCTGCTCAAGCTTTGAAGCTTCTTGAGGCGCGTTCCAAGCTGGATCTTGCGTATAGACAACTTTCTCCTTCTCAACCACAACAATCTTTTCTACAATCTTAGGCTTGTCATAGCTGGAGCAATCAACACCAGCAGCATCCATGGCGCGAGCCATGTCAGCATCGTCATGAGCGCGGATACAGGCTGCGTTGTTCATGCCCATTTCCTTAAGAAGATGAACTTGCTTAATGAGCACGCAGTTCTTGTCTACCTTAGTGCCACCACCACTCAACCCAAGGATCTGAGTCTGCACACCACCACTGACTGAGCCCAAACAAGTATCAAATCCGCTGGTCAAACTAGGTGCGTAGGCAGTATTAACAGGTGCTCGATAATTCTGATAGTTAATCTCAGTGTTATTGCTTCCATTGCCGTTGTTGCTGGCTTCAGAAGTGCTGGCGCCAGTGCTAACGTCACCAACAGTTGCAGTGCTTGCGCCAGTGCTCAGAGTATTAGTATTGGTGCTGTTGCCGCTACCAGAAACTGATCCACCCGTTGCGCTAGAGTTACCGCTATTGCTGATGCTCTGCTTCTGACCCTGCACTTGACCCTGAAGCTGTCCCTGCAAATTGGCATTGTTGTTAGTGTTATTGCTTGTGCTGGACGAAGAACCGCCAGCGCCACCTAGACCACCCTGACCACCAGAACCGCCGCCATCATGCTGGTGAGACTTGTCATCACCATTCCCATGGCTATGATCATCTCCATTCCCATCATTATTAGCAAAAGCAACACTCGACACTGCCAACAAACTGGCAAGAATAATAAATTTCTTCATAATATCTCCAATTAAAAATTAATAAACTCGAATCCACTCAATATGGCACTGTTGTTCTGTAACCTGACGACCCCACTGATCCATGTAAGTCCATGGAGTACATACAGCACGACGCTCATATCCTGGATATGGTTGCGCATTGACATCAATATCATACATGATAACTCCGCCAATCACAACACCAGCTAGGATGGGACCAGGACCCCACCAACCACCACGAACTCCACCATGATACCAACCATGATGACCTCCCCAAAAACGAGGACCTGCCACACATGATGTGGCCATTGTGGAAAGACTAATGGCAAGAATAAAATTTAACAAAATTCTCTTCATTTAAATCTCCTTAATAGAATTATAAATCAATTTTATGTAAATGTCAAAAAATTAATTGTTGACGTGGCAACCAAGACCAGCTTGATATTTCCAAGTCAGCAATCCCTTTCTTGGACTTTTAAAATTGGAACAAATTCCCCAATCTGAGAAATAAGTTGCAGTTTTTTTATCGTAAAGTTGTATAAAATACTTGCAGTCACTAGAACAGTCAGGATAGTATCCTTCAACTTCTTCTGAGCGTTTAATTTGTCCGCCATATTCAGAATAGTCTGTCGGGAGAATCTTCACAACGTTCCAGAGATGATCACTATCATTCATACTTTCATTCTTTCGATCGCATCTACTGCGATTAGATTGACTCGACGGTCTTTCGGATTAAAAGGTTTCTTAAAAACTGGAATGAAGTCTTTGCCTTGAATATTTTGAATCGTATACTTAGAAGTACTGTATATGATCTCACCAGTCACTTTATTTTTGTAAGTGAGGATTCTTTCACCTTTTTCTAGGTGAATATCTTTACCATCGACCAGTTCCACGTCTTTGGTCATAATCTTCTTGTTCATAATAATCTTCTTCTAAGTTATAGTCTTTTAAACTTCTTTTATAAGAATTCTCAGTAGTTTCTCTGTGATTTCTTTTTTTCTTGGAACTCTTTTTATATTCGCCCCAATTATCTTCAACATCAATCTCATCAAATTCATAATGCTTCTTAGCCATATTTAACTCTTCTTTTTTTCCTTTAGTTTAGTCTTAAACATTTTATACAAACCCCATTCTCTTCCATACGCTTCAATCTCCCAAGGTGATTCATAATATAATTCCTCACTTATTTGGTAAGATTGATCAAAATACGATCCCTTATATCTCACTCCACCAGCAACATAATCAAACAATTCACTATTTAGATATTGTTTGATATGAACCAATTCATGCCCAAGATCAATGAGAACTTTCTTCAATCTTGTGAGAGGTTTCTTAGCTTTCTTGTTTATCTGATTCGAATTCAGAACAACTTTGAAGACTTTCTTATCATTGATGACACCCTCATAAACCACCCAAGCATTGAATTTCTTCAAGTCATCAATATCTGCGTGATTTTCTAAATCATTTTGATGAATGATCTCAATTTTTATTAGAGACTTATTCAGAACAGATGTTTTGACAAATTTGTCAAGAACAAATTTGCAAAATTTGCGAATTAAAAATATATCAGATTTTGTTAAATGATAGCATGAGATCGTAATCATCTAAGAAACCTCTTGAAAGATATCAATATTTATTACTTTAGAGCTCTAAGAATGATTGTATCAGTGTTAATTCGACCATTTACGGGAAAATTCTTACCAGTTATTTCCGACATCAGCTTTCTTAAGACTAGTTTACCCCCATTTAGGACATTATTCAAAACTTTTTCAGGTTTTCGGAGCGTTTTAGCATAAGAATTCTCATTAGAGAATGAGGTTATAGTGGTTCCCTTAAGAAAGAGCCCAGCATCGTCTGCTGCCGTATAGACGGCGAGACGCTTCGTTTTTACGTTGAATACCCAAGCCTGAGAAGCACCAATAATATTGATTGGGTCAATAGATTGAATCTTGAAGGAATCATCCTTCTCTTTAAACTTAACTTTCGCAGCCAACTTTTGAAAGTTTACTGCCTTTTTCTTGCGCGGCTTTCGACTCTTATTGACATTCTGAGCCAGACGCTCAGCATCCTTTACAATATTCGCCATCACAGTAAGAATGTTTTTGATTTTGTTTTTACCCAAAGAAGTATGAGCTTTCACATATTCTTTGTCTTTATCCTCAAGAGCACTTAGAAGAACAGATGCTCTATTTCGGAAGTGATCAATAATCTTGGAAGCATGCATTGGCTTAACTTCGTTTTTAACGAACCAATCATATGCATTGAAGTTCTCGGAATCTTCACCAAATCCATATTGATCTATCATTCCTTCGAGTTCTCCGATATATTCATCGGTTTTAGAAGAAATGCGTTCTTGTAGATTAATAACAACTTTATTATTTGTAAGAACATTGCCATCTTCGTCAAACATCTCGACCAACTTTCCTGCATCCAGCAGTGCTGACTCAAACTTATCTTTGAGGATCGAGACGTTCTTCTCAGTTTCTTCAGAAAAGAGAAATCCTCTCTGCCTGAGTCGAACAGTCCAAGCATATGTTGTGTGGTTCTTTGCAACCTTAAGATCACAGCTTAGATACTTTGCAGCATCCTTTTCATTTCTATTGGCATGATACCAAGAGAGAGCAGCACCAATCTCAGATTGAGAAGCAGGAACCCCTTCCTTTTCATAAAGAGGTTCCGTTTCTTTCACCATTACAAATTTAGCCATTAAGTTGATTCCTAGCGATTGATCCACTATCATAACCCAAATTGGTCACAGAATCAACTCTAAAAGAGCGCCACTCATTTAGATCCAGATCAAATACTCGCAAAACATTAGAACCTTCTGTGAGAACAGTTCCCTTGCCGCGAAATTGTTCGGGAAGAAAAGTGTCTTTCAGAGTGCATCGCATATTGCGAGTAGATCCATCAACTTTTGTAAAAGTTACGTTAATGACGTTGTGTTTCAACTTCTCATAGATTTCATCAAAAGAAAACATAAATTCCTCACTTATTCAACTTACCCTCAAAGTATTGTACCGTAGAATATAGCCCAATGTCAAGTGGAATTTTTGGGTTCCAATTCAATGAGTTAGCTAATCCTATATCGGGGCGACGCTGTTTTGGATCATCTTCTGGGAGAGGGAGGAATGTAATTTTAGATTTTGAGTGTGTTGTTCTTAATACTTTCTCAGCAAGTTCTAACATTGTAAATTCATTCGGATTTCCAATATTAACGGGTGTCTGTATGTTAGAGTTGAATACCGCGAGCATACCATCGATAAGATCATCAACGTAGCAAAAGCTTCGTGTTTGGCTACCATCTCCATAAATTGTGATGACTTCGTTTTTGAGTGCTTGTACTATGAAGTTACTGACCACACGACCATCATTAACGCACATATTAGGACCATAAGTATTAAATATCCTAACGATTCTAGTATCAACTTTGTGGATGCGCTTGTAGTCATAGAATAAAGCTTCTGCAGCACGCTTACCCTCATCGTAACAAGCGCGAGGACCATAGCTATTAACATGCCCAACATAATGCTCATACTGTGGACTAATCTCTGGGTCACCATATACTTCGGAAGTAGATGCTTGGAGAATTTTACATCCATGACGCACCGCCAGTTTCAGTAAGTTGTTAGTTCCTATGACGCAGGTGAGCGTCGTTTCAATAGGAATGTTTTGATAATGGATGGGAGAAGCAGGACAAGCGAGATTAAAAATACCGTCAAAATTACGCCCATCAAATAAGTCACCACCAATGTCATTAATATTAATCCCGACAAAAGAACACCTATCACTAGGAATATATCCCTCAAGGTTTGTAATTTGTCCTGTGCATAAATTATCAACGATTGTAACATAATGTCCTTCTCTCAAAAGTCTTTCCACTAAATGTGAGCCAAGAAACCCAGCACCACCAGCAATCAAATAATTCATATAACCTCTGTTTTTGCACTTGCCACTTGAACTAAACCAGCTGCTAATGCTTGCATTAAATGTCCACGAAAAATCTTATCTAAGATTTCTTCTGATTTTTTACACTTTTTGATAACCAGACCCTCTTGGTTTGCGTTAACCATGTTAGTCACATAGTGTTTAACGTCTCCAAGTACTGCTTCAAATACCTCAGCTTCTTCATCTTTATATAGCACAATTTGATACTTATAGCCAAGTTCATGAAGATAGAAATCTTTATTCTCATCCTCATTAAGCTTCATTATTGTAAAATTCCAGGCTATTCTATCCTCGTTTGTTTGGGCTTCATCTATATGAAATGCAATTCCATCCACATCTTCTTCATTTAGAATTAACTTTCTAAATGTTTTTGTTTGCTCTTCCATTATACTACCCCTTTATTGTGTATTTGTTCATATCCACACTTGGCAATATAATATGCATCGACAATATCAGTCACAGGACTCCCTAGAGTTAAATTCTTATTAAATAGCATAGCAAAATCTTCTTTAGTCTCACTATGGAAACTCTCATACATTTTAGCTTTATCAGCATTACCTTTTCCAGTTGCAAATTTCTTAATAACTGTTGGAGGAATTGTGGTAAATTTGAAACCAACTTCCCATAACTTATATTTCAGTAAACCAGCATTTTCAGCAATATGAAACACTTTGCCCGTTGAGCCGAATGAATAATCTTCTATGAAGATTTCAGGGATTGGGCTAGTTGGAATCTTGCTGATAAAGAATTCAGCTATATTATCATATCTTTCTTGTTCTGTATAATACTCTTTATGTAAATAACCTATTGCGTTATGAAAATTTCCGACTAATTTTTTGTTAGATGTTAGGTAATAAAACACTGATTTTTTAATGTTCGGTTCAGCCATTACACACATAGCAGGAGAAGTCAATGAGTAATCGATTCCAATTACCATTGATCCTCGTCTTCTTCCTCATCTTCTTCGTCATCTTCATCATAATCACTTTCTTCTGGGATTTCATCTCCACAGAATGGGCAATATTCTGGATCCCCGCTGACGTTTGCAATTAGGAATTCTACTGCGTATTGTGATTCACAGTTAGGGCATGACATTTCTACATATGGGTCTGACATCATCTCTCCTTAAAATTATTTCTGAGATTTAACATATTTATTGTATGCTGAAATCCAGTCGTTGGAAATTTCTCTCTGAGCATCAGACAAATTAATTTTATCAGAACATACCATTCTATGTAGTGTATTTTCTAAATTATCTTTCATGTGTGCGTTATATGGGGTTGTTGTATATGATTGTGGCCAGAGATTTTTAATGTCATTAGCTCCACCCAACTCTAAACTAATTAAATGATCAATCTCAAATTTGTCGCTTGCGGGGTCAATATTATACTCAGCGAAAACTTTCTTTTTCAGCGATTCAGGAACATTTCTAATTTTTGCACCATGAATATCTGATCCTGATGTATAATTGGGTGTGCAAATTTTGAGTTTAGTTGCTTCCGGATTAATAACTCCTGGAGTTAAATGTGAATCAGGAACCTGTGGAGGCACTGTTGCTGCAAAAACTGATTTCGATAAAAAAAGAATCAATAACAAATACGTTGTTATTATTAAATAAGTTAAGATGTTATGCATCACTTTCATTAGATTTCTCATAGTAGTTTGGTGAATTTGCTCTCACCCAAAAGAAAATGCTTCACTCTCTCGATCTCAAATATTTTCTTCGGTAGAAAGGAAATTGGATACTTTTTCAGTGAGTATTTATTGATAGTATTATTCATCTGATACATAGACTCAGAAGAAAGAGTGTTTACTGCATTCATATTTGCATAGTGTATAAATGATTCTGCTTTTGTTTTTCTGCGCGCATAATCCCCCATCCAAGTAAAATGCCAACCAAGATCTTCTATGGGTTTTCCATCCTGAGTTAGCCAAACGATTTCAAATTTATTTTCAATATTAGATCTGATGTTAGTTGGAGGAGAACTTTTCAATTGTTCTTTTGTGCAAATGAACATAGATTGATTCCATTTCACAGGCTCTTCACCTGAGTAAACTCTCATATCCGCCCTACCTTCAAGTAGAACTAGAGGAATTTTGATTATGTATTCTTTTGTGTCTCTACAGAAATTTGTAATATAATTAATGGCATCAGGATTAATAATCTCATCACAATCGCTCATTATAAACACAGTATCATCATCAAATTTATCCAAAACACAAAGAACTGCATCTCTCTGAATTCTTTCTCTAGACCATGCCTTGACTTCTTTGGAACTGTTTGAATCTTTCGAATTGATTTCATCAATTTGTTTCACATTGATTTTTTCTTCGCTTGGAATGTTCATTTCCATGACTTCAATCATATCAGCAGGAAGTCCTAATTCTTTAATTAGCCTATTAGCTACAAACTCTTTAGGTTTTCCGCTGTGTGTCTGGTTGGACTCACATATAATGAACTTATCAACATAATCTTTCAACAAATTCACTCTGAGTTCCAATAATTCTTTTTCATTGAAGAATGGGAAACAGTCAACTACTTTTTTCATCTTTAAATCTCCAATTAAAAATTTATTAACCCTATCTAATTCAAAAATTTGTTGAGGTAGAAGTTCTTTTGGGTATTTCTTCAGTATAGTTTTACTATTTCCCCAAGGATTTATTCCATCATCTTCTGGAATCCAATTATCAAAAAACTTATGAGCAGCAGTTGAATTTAAGTTGTCAAAAATAGAACCCTCAATTCTATCGTCACAATGAGAAAAAGAACTACTCTTTATTTTTTTTTGGTGAGAATCTCCCATCCAAGAAAAATGCCAACCCATATCCTCAACTCTTTCTCCACAATCATTTACCCAAACAAGATTAAAGTTTCCAGGATTAGGACCAATATTATTCCTAATTTCATTAGGCTTTAATTTTTGAAGGTGATGTTTCATACAAAAAAACATCTTAGAGTCCCAAAAATGAGGAGTTCCATCTTTATTGAAAACTCTCATATCAGCTCTACCCTCAAGTTGAACTAGAGGAACTTTTACTATACTATTTTTATCTGTTAATCCTTGTTTACAGTATCCTATGAATTTTGGGTTTATAATTTCATCACAGTCACTAACAATAAAGTATGTATCTTCTTTAAACTTATCTATCAAAAAAATCCAGGCATCTCTTTGAATTCTTTCACGAGCCCAATTTTTCGCTTTTATCTCATCGTTAGCTGATAATTTTAAATCACATTTAGTAAGTTCTATCTGATCATTGTTGGATGGTAAATTGACCTGAATAACTATAATCTTTTCTTTAGGTAATCCGAGTTCTTCGATTGTTTTTCTTAAAGTGAATTCTTTTTTATTACCACTAAAGGTTCTGTCTCCCTCACAGATTATAAATCTATCAACATGATCTTTTAGAAAGTTTATTCTAAGTTCAAGAAGCTCCCTTTCATTAAAATATGGAAAACAATCTAATATCATTTTAAAATCCTAGATTTTTCTTTCTAACAAATTCAAGATCGTAAGTTGTTATTGTGATTGGAAGTTCTTTATTGAATGGTTTGTCATATACTGTTGCACCCTCAGTCCAATATTCCTTTCCCCACTTATTCGCTAGATATTCTGTCTCATTTAAAATTCTAGACATGTTTATCTTTTCTTTTAATTCTGGTTCAACTTTTAGAGTTTGAGATCCAGAATCATAAGCATTTGTGTCTCCATGCAAATAGGGAAGATCTACAGCAACACGTTTGAATGGCTTTAATCTTATTCGCATCTCATAATCAACATCTTCACAATATACTGGGTATAGATTCTCATCAAATAATCCATGACTGTGTATGACCCAGTCTTTGATTAAGAAACACTCAAAGGAACCAACTTCATCTTTGAAAGAGAGAGACTCACCGAACTTTGAATGAACCATTCCCACATCATTTTCTGATGCCTTATCTACCATTGCATTTAAAAATCCTGGTGTAAATGCAACATCATTATTAACTATTATCCAATATGGAGCCATCATATATGATTTGATTATCATATTCCAACCACCAGGACAACCAATGTTTGATGGAAGATGACAAACTCTTATTTTCTTTATATGTGGGTGAGCGATCTCAGTGAGTTCGTCTAATTCTTTTGTTATCTGATCTCTGCCATTATTGTTAAAAATAACAAATTCATTAACTGGATAATCAACAGAATCAATCAGCCTTTTGAGCCAGTGAACTCCATTTACAATCAAAGTTCCAATTACGGGGATTGGCTGTTTAGATATCTTTTTTTTTATCCCCCAAAAATAAAGATCTTTTGCATCAGAATTAACTATGAACTGGTATGAAGAAAATAGATCATCAAAATTCAAATTACTCGTGAAGTCGCTTTCATTTAAGTTTCTATAGTAATCCCAACCTAAATCTATAGTGAGTGGTGATGATCCAGAATCTGATCGTGTAGTTCCATGTTCTGCTCTTCCATCAGTTGCGCAAGTGAAGAATATCAATCCTCCATCTTTGCACATTCTAATCATATTTTTAAATGTTTCTAACCAGTATGGGTTGTGTTCGAAACATTCAGTTGAAAGAACAGTGTCGTAAGATTCATCTGGTGCATTGAATTCTTGTCCTGGACAGACTAAATCTACGCCATGCCCCTCACCAACATCTATTCCGAGATAATTACATTCTTTGAAAAAATCTCGGACTGTTCCATTAATGTTTAAGCTTCCAATCTCCAGAACTTTCTTATTATCGAAGAATTCGGAAAAATGTGACTTTAAATTCTGAACAAAAACTCTTTGTGCTTCATGAGCCATTATTGATTCACTCTATATGATTTTAATTCTCTAATATAATCGTCATGCTCTCCATCAATCTTAAACCCAACCTTCTTCATATTATCAATCATTGATTTTCTATAGCTTTCATTCATATCATTCCAATGATTTTGTTTTAGTTGTTTCATAATTTCTCTAGATTCATCACCTTTGCCCCACCACCAAGCGCAAATCCCTTTCTGATATAATAAACCCCATTTTCCTGGATACTCCACATCAGTTCTGAGTTTAGGGAGATTAAAATAACAAACCTCTAATGCTGTCTGAGCATTGACATAAGACTCAACGTGTTCTCCGCTTCTCTCATTTAATCGACTCAGAATAAAATATGCCTCGGGTCTTTTTGGCAATAAACATATCGCATGTTTTAAAAGAATTGTGCAAGTATGCTTTCTGTTTCCTTGTTTTTCGAAACACAAAGCTTGTTTAATTAAACACTCATATGCCAATTCTTTGATTTCAGTTCTCTCAGCTGCTCTCATATAGTATGTGATCGCTGAAGCAGTCTGACCAATGTTATCATAGATTACAGCCAGAGAATAATTCAATTCTGGATTTTCTGGATCATATGCATATGCTTTGATTGCATCAATTAAATTATTCATTAATGAAATCCTCAATAAATTTCAAAGGTGCTCTTAATAGATATGCTGCATTATCTTGAACGCCAAAAGTTATCAATAAGTCTTTATTGTGAATTGCCATTCCTGCGCAGAATTCAATATGAACATCCATAAAAGGAAATGGTTCACAATATTTGACTACATTCCAATTTTTGTCCCAAATGACAAATGCATGTCTGTATATGGCATTCTTTCTGCCTTGCTCACTCTGAAATAGATTTGTCTGGTGAGTCAGAGCAATCCGATATTGTCCAAGAGGAATGACTTGTGACCCACCTCTATAATCTAGATTCTTTTGAACATAGTTTCCAAGAAAAACAGTTTCGCATCTCTTATTTACTGGATCGACTTTAACAACTTCAGTTGGATTGCACCACTTCACGAAATGATATGGCATATCAATTACAGGCATCCAATTCTTTTCGCAATATGAGCCATCGTCTCCTGGGGTTGGAATTCTAAATCTAGAAACTTCTTTAACTCCAGAATCATCCATTTCAATTTCAGATAATTCCATTCTGCCTTGTCCATTTGTGGTAGTGTCTCTGCGAACACCACAAATATAAAGTTTTCCTTCCCAGCGGAATACTCTACAATCCTCAAGACCAATAAATTCCCATAATGGCTTTTGATTAAATTTTGAAAAATCAACCACGTTATGTTTTTTAATCATGAGATCGTCGCCAATCTCACAGAAATAATTAGTGGTTGTTAGAGTTATATCATTCTCAGGATTCATATAGCAAAGTGGACCCCACTGATGCTCATAAAGGTTCTTTTCTGAATGGTAAATC